TTACTATTACTAATTCACTGTCTGCTATACCATCACTTCCACAAAATTGTAATATCTCAGATGCAGAAATTGTAGTTTCAACAAATTCTCCAATACAATCATTATATCCAATAGTATGGTCTATTATAGAACCATCTGTATTATTAAATGTGATACAGTTACAAGCTATTGTTGTGGTAGTTGTAGTGGTAGGTTGACACATTGCATCATTTGTACAAGCAACAGTTCCTCCAGTTATAGAAATACCTCCACCTGCTCCACAAGAACTTGCAATAGAATCTTCGTCAGCACAAATATTTATTGTACCATCTGTAAGGTTTTGTGATTGAGGATCACCATTTGCATCAGTCCAATAAACAGTACATCTATTTACAGCTGTAACTTCATAACAAAATGGATTTACTGGAACAGCAGTTGTAGTGGTTGTTGTAATATTTGAACAACAATCTTGTGTATCTATAACGTTAATTGAACCAATTTCTATAATTGGATAGTTGTTATCAACACAAGCAAATTGAACAGTGCTAGATGCAGTGTCTGTAATTGGTTCCAATGTATTACATTGCACATATGTGATTGTACCAGGATTGAATCTTGGTCCAACATATCCATATGTAGTACATGGACAAATTGTTGTTGTAGAAGTGGTTGTTGTACAACATACGTCTAATATATCAAGTATACCACAAACTGCATTATCAATTTTCTGAAGAGCAATAGTAAGTGTATCACAAGATTCAATTCCTGTACAAGCCAAAGGAGGCCCTACGTATCTTACATTATCTGATCCAATATTTGTTGTTGATTCATTGCAACTCTCACAAGAGTCACATCCACAAGGATTCTGAGGTAAATATGGCCACATAATATTAAGGTAAGTAGATTATAAAATTACAACCATGTGAAGGTTGAACGTTGCTATGAGGTAGGTTTTGTCCTATTGGTGCATTAGTGATTGATGTGCTTACTGTTATGTTAGCAATGTTATCATCTGTAGTATATTTTCCATCAAAAGCAAAATCACTAGCATAATTTAATCCATAAGGTCCACCAAACTTAACCACACCTCCTGATAAACCATGTGAATGTGGTGTTTGTGTCATTGTTGTGAGCACAGTGTTAGGATGGGTGTGTATAGGTAATTGGTTTTCAAGAAGACTAATTTGATTTAATCCTGATATAGGAGTAGTTGGAGAATATGAAAAATTAAATGATGAAGCAAAAGGATCTACAATAGAACTCATTGGTGTTGGACCAAGTAGTGTACCTGCAGTGAATCCTACAAGAGTACGACCTCTTAAATCAGGAACTCCAGGATTTCCACCATTACATAAATAAATCTTAATCCAGTCACCTGTACCAGCACCTGTAGAATCAAAACTAGCAATAGATCCATAATATGGGTAGATTACTCCTGGAATCATTTTATTACTAACTAAATTTGTGTTAGGAAGATTGATAAGATATGTTTGAATGTATGTGTCAATATTATCACTAGTAATGTAATTTAATTCAACATCTGCAATAAATGCAGCTAGCTCAACATCTATTTCACAAATCTTATCAATTGCAGCTTGAAGAACAATATGCGTATCTGAAGAATTTGTAACTCCAGATAAACAGTTTACATCATAGTCTGAATTTAAAATTGCAAGTTCTGCAACAATATCATCAATTTCTTCTTGAAGAAGACATGATGCTCGTATGATTGCTGTTAGTACATCATTCAATGTAAATCCTGTACACACTGTACAAGAGGGAAGAAATTGTGCAACAGTGTTACATATAAAATCTTCATTTATTATAGGCTTAATTCCTGTTCCATCTAATACAGGAACAAGAAAATTCACAATAGCGTTCTCTACAGTAAGTAGAGTGTCACCATGTTGGATACCAAGAGCAGGAACATTAATTCCTGTATATTTAACGCACTGATCTGAAACAGTTTCAGTACATCCATTAAAGCAGTTTGTACAAGACATTTTATTTATATTTTAAAAGTTTGATTTTACTAGCGATCATATTTACAGTAAAATGACCTGCATAATTTGGATTACAAACTTTATAACTTAATATTCGTTTGTAATTTAATAGATCAGAAATTGCATCATATGCAATATTTTTGTTTAGCATAAATACAATATTATTGTATAATGCTGAACTCATTTCTGCAATCTTGCAGTCAATGTCTGCAATTAGAGAAGAAATCTCTGCACATTGTGAACAATTGGTTAATCTAGGAGTTAACATAATCTAAAAAATTTTTTTGCTTTGTTTACTGCAGCATAACACATTCCACAGAGTCCATCTTTTAATTGGCAGCCACAACCCACATTGGCCCCACATTTTCTACAACTTGCCATATTAGTTTTTTTATTATTATCTAAAATTATTTATATAATTATTACCTGAGCAACCACAATCATTTCTCATGAAATTAGTCAATGCTCTATCTGCTTGATTATATAGTTTGTTTGAATCAACAATTGCACAATTATTAGCTGCTGCAATTGCTCCTTGTATGAAGAAATAGATTGAGTTTAAATCTACCTTAGCTTGTGTTCTAATTGCTCTATCACATTCCATCATCTCGAGTGTCATGAATGCTTCATCAAATTTTTCCTGTAGTTTATCAACTCTCATGATTGATCTTTCTACAAAGTTTGCATATGCTGGAGCTATAGAGTATTTTATATGATAAACACCATCAGGAAGAGGTTGATTCACACCTGCTGATGTAATACCTAAGTCTGATGATGTAAAGATATTAAAATTATTTACATCAAATGGAAGAATTGCTGTATCAAATCCAGGAACATTTATTTCAATTGTTGGAGATGTAACAACAGGAGGATTTGTAGGGTATGTAGACGCATCTATCACCCCAAGAGTTAAAGTGTTATATGTAGAAACTACTAAGAAATCTAACTTTAATGTTGGCATAATTTTTAATTTTAATAAAAAAAGGGAAGAGAAAGTTAAAACCTTCCTTCCCCTTTTTAATTAGTTATCAGTTCTTACTATTATCCTTGTGGAGCAGTAGTAGTGGTTGTGGTTGTAGGAGCAACTGTAGTAGTAGAAGTTGTAGTAAGACATACTCCAGCATCATCGTATACATCACCAAGAGCATCTTCTAATGCATCTTGAATATCTCCACCAATTGGATTAGCAGAACCATTAGATTGTGTTTGAGGAACAGCAACAATTACCATTGAATCTTCATGAATATAATCACCCCATTGATAAGCTGATTTGTCTAACTCATTAAATTTAATGTAGAAAGTATCATAAGTTACACCATCAGATACCCATGACTCAAAGTTACCATTGTAACCAGCCATTCTGTATAAGTGTTTCAAGTAACCTGCTTGGTAGCTGTAGAAGTTTTTCTCTAATTGAGCAATTTCTGCAGAAGTACCTCTAGCATAATTAGATGTTTGTGTAACAACAGCTTCAGCAACAATGTTACAATTATCAGCTACGATAAAGTCAGCTGTAGTTGCAGGACCACTGTATACAAAAGTTCTGAAATACATTCTGTCATATTCAAATGGGAACGCAGCAACGTCACATGGTTGACCATATTTAGTTAAAGGTTTTCCTGTAATACGTAAAATTGTACCACCTACATTTGCAAATGTAAAAAATGTGTTAAAGCTAATGTTGTCAGGGTTGTTACCTGGAGCTTGTGCTTCTAATTTTACAATGAATTGATCAATCAAAGCATCAACATCAACAGTGTCACAAGGATCACCACCACAATCACAACAAGGTGCTTGTACAGTTACTGAACGAGTGAAACCATTGAAATACAATGTATCAATGTAAGAAGAGTGAGCACGTAACGTCAAAGTTACAACATCACCACATTTTACATTCCATTGATCAACATCAGTAATTTGGTTAATAGGAGTAGGACATCCAGTAACTTTGTACCATTCAGTTACATTTGAGTTACATCCACCAAATCCACCACCACATCCTGCAATTTTATCAGAACGTTTTGTTCCTTGTAGATAAGTGTTTGTTCTACCTTGAGCGATGTAGAAATACTTAAAACTACTAGGAGTTGCAGTAGCTTCATAGTTGCTACCAAAAATACCTACTTGACCAGGGGCTAAATTTTGCGTAGGGCTACCAGGTGTTGGCAAAGCAGTTTGCGACACTGGCACTACGAAAAGCGTGGTTAAAGAAAAATCTGCCATTTTATTTATTTATTAAGTTAAAAATTTATTCGTTTGTTTGTATTCTGAACTGAGCACTTTGAACAGCGTTACCATTCTCTGTATACATTGCTAAGTTTTGAACTGTTAAATCTAATAATTCATCTTCTAAGTATGTCTCAAGTTCACAGTTTTGATCAAATGATGGTTGTCCATCAAACATGATAAATCCTGTTTTGTTTATGTACACTGGATATCTCATGTACATTATATTTATAGTTTTAGGAACAAATGTTCCATCTGTAAATACACTTATTTCATCAGAGGCAAGAAAGTTAAATGTTTCTTGGTATTCAAAACTTGGTTTGTAATGATCATTATTCAGAATAAACTGAAGATCTCCATGTTTTGCAAGGTCTCTGTTAATCCAAATCTTTCTGTCTTTACATCTTCCTTTATCAGCTAACACATATGAATCTACATAGAACATATATTGTGGTTCTAATTGATGTATGTTAGCTTTCCACTGATGTATTTCTTTATCTGATTCTACAAGTTCTAATGGTTGATGATTATAATCCATCACTAACCTTTGCAGGTCTTCGTAACGTTTTTTAAATGCGTCCATTCCCATTTGACTTACAGTACTAATGCTATCAACTTTTTGTTTTATCAACTTGATCTGAGCCTCATTCAGAGCTAAGATTTTATCTTCAAGTTGAATCTGTTGGTGCTCATTAGTTGATAGCTTATTCAATCTTTGGTCAATCTTGTATAATAAACTATCTACTGGTATCATATTTTATATTTTTAAAAACTAGCCTCTTAAATAGAAGCTAGTTTTTTAGTTTTTAATTTCTGCTCAAGAGTGATTAAATCATCTTGGTTATCATCATCAATTAAGAATTTAATTAATGACTCTTCATCAACTGCAATTTCATACTCTCCTTCATAAACTCTACCATTTGGTTTTACTCTGTAGATAGAATGTGATGTTGCTTGTTTAACTAAATCTTTAATATGTAACAAGTTTTCTTTCATGTCAGCAAACCTATTAAATACTTCAACAGGATTCAATCCTTGGAATGTACCAGATTTAAACTCTGCTTGTTTAAGAACGTTATCTACTTGATTGTAAACAACTTCCTCTTTAGTATCCTCTGTAACTGGAAGTCCTAAAAGTCTTCCAACTTTACGTTTCTTCTCAGGAGTCATAGAATCAAATTTCACAATAGCTTTATTGATCAATTGTTTTTTCTTGAATATAATTGTATTTTCAATTTCATCATCAACAACATAAAACTGTGTTTCTGCAGGATATTCACCTCTTTCCCAAGCTTGATAAGAACTTGCAATGGTTGGATGTACTCTTAACCATGAAAATGCTAATTCTTGAAAAGGAACCATAAGATCATAATAGTTATCACCATCTAATAGTTTCACAGGTTGTACGTGTGTTTGATCATCTGTAGATGTTGATAATCCATAGTTCCAAAACTTAGAACGAGGACCAAGATCAATATCACCTAATGCAGCTTCTAATTTTTGACGAAGTTTTGTAACACGTTCTATTTCTAGTTCACGTTCTGTTTCATCAGCAATTCTTCTAATGTAAGAAGCATTTGGATCTAATCCTGTTCTATACTGTCCATCTAACTCTTTGTAAGGATATTTAAATACTCCTGTTCCAGGAATACGTGTCATACCTTTTCGTGATAGTTCACTTTGCATTGTTTGCAACTGTGCGCTATTTGAATAGTCTCTTTTTATTGTAGAGATTTTGCCTAACTTGCCCATAATGTAGTTTAATTAAAAATTGGTTTATACTTTGCCAGAATATCCCATCGAAGAGAGACGCAACACATATTAAACATGTCCATCATTCTGTTTGAAAAGTCTTCCCCCCAAGGTGGGAGAGAGAGTGGGGGAAGGGGGGAATTCTTTTCGATTTACGACTTACTCTGGGACGCTGTTCTAATGGGTAGCGTAGTAAGTACTGTTATTTTATTAGAATTGTGGGATTTCTTCGATCAACACAGTTCTTGATAAATCTTCAATGAATACATCGCAACGATCTTTCATCCAAATTTCGTATCCTGGGAATTTGTTAGCAGAGCTCATACCTTGAGATTTAGCAAAACCTAAGTGGTGACGAGTTCCATCAATATAACCCCAAGTCATAGAAGGCGCACCTTTCATACGTACTTCACGAATGTTATTTACCATTGAACCATCAGACATTGGAGAAACATCAAACACCATAAATACTGGAGTGCTCTTTTTGTTTTGTCCAAACTCTAAGTTAGATTGTGGTAAATCTAATTCTTTCAAGTGAATCAATTCAACACGACCTGTCTCACGAGTTACCATTGCATCAAATGCAAAGTTGTAAGTGATGTGTTGTCCTTCTCCTTGCATGTATCTGTTTCCAGAGTCAGCCATGAAAGTTAATCCTGAGTTTAATGCATCAGTTTTCAAAGCTTGTTGGAATACGTCGAATCCAGCTTCGTTAGTGTACATTTTAACTCGTCTATCTTTAACGTCCACACGTCTGTAGAATAAATCTCCAAATACTGAACGAATCAAGTTAGCAGAGAATTCACCTCTGTTATATTGTACTAAGTTACCATTGTTACGCATTCTGTGGTAAACACCTGCAGATGTACGTTTCAAGTTTTGTTGTGAACCATTAGTTTTAACTGTACCTGGTTTAGCCCAGATCATACGTTTAACTTTCAATTCAATCATAGATTTACGCATCCAGAACTCAACAAATGGCTCCCATTTAACATCGTTACGAGTTAAAGGTAATTGGTTACGTCTTTGTGGAGCATATACCAAAATATCAAGAGGTTTACCAGAAGCATCAACCATCATTTTATCATCAGCCCATTCAGTAATTTTGTGCTCATATCCATATGCAGAACCTAATGATTCGAACATAGTGATTTGCTCACCTAAACGAGGAAGACCTAATAAGTCTTGGTCAAACTCACCAATAGCAGCATCAACCAATTCTAACTCAACACCAACTTGTAAGAAAGTAGAGTTTACAAAATCAATTGTTGGATTGTCAGTTACTAAGTTAAAAGTGTACAAGTAACCCATGTTCCAAGGAATTGGATCTTTGATTACATAGAAACGAGGACCATACTGACGAGAACCTACAGAAACGATAGCATTTTTAGAGAACTCATTAGTATCTAATACTAAAGTAAATTCTTGTCCATCGATCCCTGGTTTGTTATTCTCTACTGTAGAAGCAGGAATGTCAATAATTTTTGGGAACTTGTAAGGAACAGCGATTTGCCATTTCCAAGCATCACTATTATTATCAATGTAATAAGGTGTGCTTTTGTTGATCATGTCTAAGAAATCATTGCTATACAATGAACTCTGAGTGTACAAGCTGATGATTTTTTTATCATAGTCAGCTGGTTCAGTGGAGTGAAAAGACTCCAAGTGGTTAGAGTCTGTAAGTTTACCTACAGCACGCTTGTCCATAGAAGCTACTCTAGCGTAAGTAAAACCAGTTAACCCTGGGATAGTTTGAATACTCATTTTGTTATACTTTTTGTTGTTATTAAATTACTTATTATAGGTTAGTGAACCACGAATTAGGATTAGCTTTTGAACCACCAACAGTTTTTGCTTTAGTCACCTGTCTTGCAACTTCTCCAAATAACTGATCTGTTTTTTTAGAAACACCTGACTTTTGTATAGTTGATAATGTAGGATCCTTTTCTAAGATTTTAAGAAGCAAACCAACTTTAACTTTCATTGTATGGTTCTCAGGTCTTTTAAGATCTAAAATGGTTCTGTCAAAATCTGAAAGTAATTCTCCAGATGTTGTCTTCCATTTATCAACTAATAAGAAGTCTTGTAGTTCGTTTGCTAATTTTGGGTTTAATGGAATTCCATCAAACTCTTTTGATTTTAATTTATCTCCAAGGATACCTTGAACATTTTGTATGTACTGATTTCTAACTGCAGCTTTTTGTTGAAGTTCTTTTTCAGCTTTCGCTTCCATTTGATTTAACTTCTGAGCTTCTTTTTTAACCAACACTTTATGATGCTTTGTTGCTACGTTCTCAAGATCACCATAATTTTGAAGTCTTTCAATTTCTGATTCAATGTCTTCATGTTCAAATCCTTGATCAGCTAATGCTTGCTTCATTATAGTCATTTGATTTCTTTCTTCTGAAAGATCCATATCAGCAAAGTTTACAACTTCGTTATACGTACCAAAGTATTCCTTTGGATTAACACCTTTTACAAATATGGCTTCGAACGCTTGTTGATAATCTTCTCCAAATTGTCCAATGAAATTTTGAACCATTTCAGAAGCACCTCGTTTCTTTTCAACTTCAAATCTTTCTAAAAACTCTTCAGGTGTAGTGATAGAATCTTCTTCATCATCTTCATCCTTATTAAAAACTCCAAGTTTAAATAAGTCATTTGCTAATGCAGTGAACTGAGTACCTTGTGGATCTTCATCTTCGTCATTAGATGCATCAGTTGGTGCAGTTTTTGCGACAGGTGCAGCAGGTGCAGCATCATCATCGTCATCATCGTCCTCACTGTTATCTCCTAAGAAATTAGCAATTGCAGATTGTCCTTTTGTTTTTTCATCATCATCATCCTCTGTTGGAGTGATTTCTTTACCTTTTGGTACTGCTGGTTTAGCAGGAGGTGTAGCAGGTTCTGCATCTTTGATAATTGGGGTGACATCGTCTGGATCAGATGTTGAGGTTTCAGGAGAAAACAAATCATTTAATAATTCTTGATTCCCCATACCCATCTCCATTGTATCTTGGATACTGAAATTACCCATAGATAGGTTATCTGTATTATCAGCCATAATGTAGTTGTGTTTAATAATTGGTTTATATTACGTGTAAAACTAGAATAGATATATTTAATTTCAAAGGGTAAAGTGCTAATTGTAGTAAATTTTTGACATAATATAGCATTAATATTTTTTACCCTCCAATTTTATTACTTTTTTTTGTTATTCCTACCCTTGGCATTCTCTTTAGCAACAGCTAAATCATTCTGCATATTCTCTCTGGCTACTTGAAGTTTTTCTTTCTCTATAGCCATTTTGTCAGCAGCCTCTTTAACACCTGATTGTAACTCAGCCATTTTCAAACTATAGTCTTTAGTGGCTTTTTCTTGATCATGAGAAAGTCTACTAACTTCTAATACATCAGGTACAGCGTTTGCATTCTCATCTTCACTTCCCACTTTACCAAATCCTGTAGCTTGAATGATAGCAATCTTCTCTTTAGATAATCTATCAAGTTCGTTTTGATAATCATCGTGAGCTTGTTTCTCTTGTTGCAATTGTACTGTTTGTTGCATTTGAGCTTGTGCAATTTGACCTTGTTGCTCAACTTGTTGTTGTTGAGTTTGTTGCTGTTGTTGTTGTAATGCTTCTTGTTTATCTCTAAGATCTTTAAAGGTTTTCTTCATCTCTCTCATAGACTTAGTGCTGTACAATTCAATAACATCATATAATGAACCACCATTCTGCATCAAAGGTTGTGCCAATTGTCGAAGCTCATTAAACATTTGAGTATCTTCAGGACGATTCGTTGGGAACACTTTTAAGTCTCTAAATTTTAAATCTGTTCCATTCACTTGTACAAATGCAGAAAGTCCCTCAGATGTAACATATGAAAGTGTAGATTGAGGTTTAGCACTCTCTATGTATAATGCAGCATCAATGATTGCTTGATAGAGTTGACCCATCACATATTCGTGAGCAATAAATAATGGCTCTGTTTGTGAATATGATTGTTGAATAGCTGTATTTGTACCTGTAGCAGTCTCAGAAGCTGTAACAGATCCCATACGTTGTCTTGACATACCTACAAGTTCCCAACATTCATTCTTTAATTGCATTGCAAGATTGTAACGAGATTGAATCTCTTGCGTACGTGTAAGATCAATGTCTCTAAATTGGTTGAATGAACTTGGTGATTTTAAGTTCTCTGGAGAGTCATCGATAAATACAATTCCTCTGTTACGTGCTTCTAGTTCCCAAACATCGAGAGCATCTTGTGCATCTCCATCTTTAGGAACAGGTATATGTCTAATTGATGTAAGATAAACTTTACCAACCTCTTTCTCAAGAAGTTTGTACAATTGGTTCATACATACATTATATAACACTTGAAAAGGCTTCATAAGATC